TTAATGGATACTGTAACAGTAACCTTACCCCCCCCCCTCATCTCATTTAAAAAATCTGTTATTTTTCCCATTATATTATCCTCTTTAGCCCATTTTATATAAGTATTTATATTATTTTTATAAATTCTTTTACTTTTTATGTTCTTATAATCAACAAGTTTGTAGTTATATCTATCACCATGAACACAATATGCTCTTTTTATAAAATCCTCTGTTGATAATATCATTATATGTTCTATGTTAATAATTATCGTTGATCCAATTATTTAACCATACAAACAATGAACCCTGTAACTCTGGTTTATCAAGCCATGTATGATCACAACCCTCGATTGACACTTTATTAGACCAGTAATGGTAGGAGTGTATAATAGTATTTTTAAAAAACTTCTCTTTTATTTCATTATAATTATCAAATAGTTTTCCACGACACCCCATAACCTTAGATGAGTTGTTACCACAGTGAACAGGGTAAAACGCTTCGATGGGTACATTATAATCTAGCCCGTGATCTCTAACGCATTTGGTGAATAACCACACATTACCCCATGATTTCTTGTGTGTTTTGATGCAACAGTCCAGAACAGGATGATTTTTAGGTAATCGCATCACCCCGACATTTATAACTTGTGGGTCATATGTTGCTAAGAGGATTTCTTGATCTGGCCACGGTAGGAGAGCAAAAGCATCGGTGTCGCTATAGTATTCACCTGTCTGCTTCATCATGTGGTATGACCATAGATCAGATGTTGTGCGAACGTCAACACCCTCTTTAAGATACCCCACACTCTCCCATATATCATCAGCATTACGGATTTCAACCTCTGGAAGACCACCGATCCAATATGGTGATTCAGGAGTATTCCCCTGTAACCAGATAACTGGTTTATGACCGACTATGATATGGGATTTTATTACGAGATTGTTAAGAAATTGGAAATCGTTCCCAGACCAGTAAAAATTTATGTTCATGTTTACTCAATACCCTCATTTGATATCTTTTCCCTATTATTTCACCACCACTTTAATGATTTCTGGAATAATTATATCGGCTATTTGTTTATTTATCATATCAGCCATCTCTTTGTTGATCTCAGCTGGGTTCCTACCATCTGATGTACAATGCCCACCATATTGGAATACTTGAGCGGCATCCTTTAATGTGTAGAATTGTTTATACAAATCCTTAATACGCCACCAGTTTTTGGAGATACGTGCTGGAACCTCATCGAGAAATGTTTCGAGTTTTTCCCATACAAAGCATCCATTGCTGATAACAACAGCACCCCTTTTCTTTTCTGACCAAGGGGTTATAAAATTACCAAGGCTATGGCCTCTGATATCTGGCGTTTCAAGAAACGCACCATCGAAATGAGCATGGAAATGCTTGTTGCCAATATAACCACCAGCCCAATACCATTCACAGGTCCACTTGAAACCCTCAAGAAACACTGGCTCTCTTGAACCATACAGTTCTTTCTTGGTATATCCAAGTCTCACCTTAAATGAATAATCTTTCTTTTTGAAATCATCGCTCATGGTTTATACCTCATTGTTAAGTAAAGATTTAATCTTATACTGTATTATAACACATAGAGATCAGATGTCAATGCTTACTTTGTAAATTTTGCTTTAATTGTTTCTTCCAGTTTGGCGGCACACTCTGGACAATAACCATGTGATATTGTAATATCCTTAGAAATCTCCTTGGTTTTGTGCCATTCATCACCTATTCTTATATACTTACAAACACAGCAAATTGTGATGAGATTTTTGGCCGGTGTTGGAACAAATTCTTCCCAGTATCCACATACCCCATTTGATTCAATGGTTGATCTATTCCATACATATTCCGGTAATGGGTTATGGGAACACCATATTTCATCGTGGAAAGTGTCAAAATTACGGAAAATACATTCACTACAGGATTTCTCTTGATTGTTGGTTTCGTATTCTATCATAAATTACCTTGGATATATTGGCTCAAATCTTCTATCAGATCATCTATATCCCAAGCCATCCAATACATATCTGTACCGAATTCATGTTCATTTTCATTATTTCTCATTCTCATATTAATAACCATCCTTTATCATTTTTTTAACACCATCTTCGATGCTGACTTGTGGTTGCCAATCGGTGAGTTCTATCATTGTGCTTATATCAGCCACATTACCCTGAACACCAATACCTCTGTCATTATTGTATGTAACGGTTGAGTTTTCTCTGTTTTCTGCAAACATATTGGCAAGTTGGTTTATACTTGTTCCAACACCAGTGCCTATATCAACAGTTACTCCGTTTAGTTTTTCAAAGTTCTCCATACAGGAAACGATACCACTAATCACATCTTCTATGTATATAAAGTCTCGTACCTGTGTTCCATCACCATCAACTGTCAGGGCATGGCAATTATATAACTGTTTTGTGAAAACGCTCATGATCGAGCCTTTCTTTTCGAGGTATCCCCTGCCACCATATATATTTGAGAAGTTCATCACCGCACAATCATTCCTTGTCAGGACAATACCTTCACATATATGCTTATGCATGGCATAGGTAGATTCCTTTGGTGTCTTGGAAGCCTGTGAGGATGCGAACAATATCGGTATATCATTTTCCCGTGCGAAGTTGGATATGTTTACCGTGGCAAGAACATTATCCCTAAATGCCCTGTTTTTATGATCTTCACATGCCTGAATCCCAGGAAGGGCCGCTAAGTGTATGATAAAACCACAGTCTGTGTTATCATACGCATTCATGTGGTTGATATCTTTGTTAATTCGTCTATCAATCTGGACAACATCCCCGCCATCAGCCACAAGATACTGACATAAAATACTTCCAATATACCCCATACTTCCTGTTACCATTATTTTCATATCAATATCCTCTTTTTAATTATTGTGTATTATTGTATTTTTTATTGGTCTTCTGACTTATACGTTATCTACACCTTATATAACACTTATCTTTAAATAAAGTGCAAATTTTTTATACTTTTTATTAATTTTTTATAAGTTTAGCGTAACTGCACGAAACCCCCATAAAAATCATCTTCAATATTCTTATAGATATCCATCATTTTTTCTTCTTTCGACCTCTCTTTTTTGGGTTTAAAGTATCACAGTGATATCCAAAGATAACCTCAGCCATCTCTGAAAGATCACAGTCACCCAATTTAAGAAACTCTTCAACAGTGATTTCCTTGCAGTCAAGTTTCTTGATCTTTCTTATCATTTCGTTTACATCAATTTTAGTTTTCATTACACCTCCCCATTTTCTGCTATCTTTTCTTCCTCATATGGGACCAACATCCTTCGTTCAATCTCAACGACACACTGTCGTAATTCTCCGAGGAAGTTTTTATAATTATTATAGCTTGGTGGAACAGCAAATTTACAAAATGCAAACAAAATATAATTCAGATCACCATCAGCCTTTACATTTAAATCCATCATTAGATCAATTATTGGTGATACTTCAATTCTTCGTTCTTGTTTAATATATGGCATGATCCTACTCCTTCAAACATTTCAAAAAGAACGCATATCTATCATATGTATTCTCATTTGTGTGCACCACCACATCAACACATTTATGACAATAGAGCGGTATCACTTTTGAAACAAACTGGTGTTTTCTTTTTGTAAACGGCTCGCCACAAAGGCTACACAGATATTTATTACCTGAGTGTCTGTTCCCGTAGATATCACGCTTTAATATCCCATGTGGAAGTGTGTCAAGATACACATATAATTCTTTAAAACTGGTGAACAGTTTTGTGCTAAGAGCATACAGCCATCCTGGAATTTCATTGCGCCAATCCTTATAGGAGCTCACTATGAAATTAGGGATATCGTGTAGGTAGGCAAATTGACATTCGCTGATCGTACCGGCACCCATCCTTGCGCTTCTATCGTAGTATGTTATAAGAGCATCTGTTTGGGTGCGAATTAACTCAAGATCGGAATAAACAAAATGCTTTCTAATATCCGATTTCCTCTGTATATCATCTTTGGTATCACAGACAGAATAAAGTTCACCATGCTCTTTTGAGTATGAGAGATCGAGTGCTGTAATATCCAGCGGCAAGAAATCCATCTTCCTGAGTCTGGTTGAACACTTCGTGCGCCATCCACCACCCAAGTTTTTTGCGTATTGCATACCACCACTTAAATAAATTTTACCATTGCTCATCTGATATTTCCCTCATTTTCTCTACCATTTTCGCCATTAAATGCTCATCATCTGCTATTTTCCTATAGCTAACGGCTTGTCCTTCGATTTTAAAGGGCACTACATGGAAGAAATATATTTTAATGTAATGGTGACGCTGAAAATTGTATCTATACGTCAACATTGTAAGTTCTTTCAGGTTGAAATACAAATCCATCGATATCTCAAATGAATTTTTGAGAGAATTCCACTCATCGAATGTCTTAGAAAAGAATATCTTATTATAATCGTATTTTAGTTCAGGATCGTTATTGAAGCTGGTGTTCTCAGAATACCACCTTACAAAAATGTCCCAAAGGTTATATAGGCTTTCCATTTATTATCCTCTTTTTACCTAATTATACCATATTATCACTGGTATGTAAACCAGCACTATCCCCTTATCCTTAAAAGGTGAATTAATAGGCCGGTGTATTTGATTATATTCTTGGTGTTTCCTATAGCTCTTTTAATCTTTGGGGTCAAATCACCACCTCTGAATACCTTCAAATCATCCACAGCCTGTTGCTGTATATTGTATAACATCTCTATTTTATTCATACTCCACTTCTCCTATAAATGCTTCCTCATCGAGCAATCCATTACATTTAACACAGTAATATGTCCCACCTCTGTTTATTCTTTTGTGTCTTATAAGTCCAACCCGATGAATTCTACACCCACAATCATATTTGAATTTTCTGGTTGTTAATGATACTTTCACCGAACTTGTATCGTACCGATGGCATCTTTGAGGGTTTGAGAAGCCCAACATATACATAACTGTTCGCCATTCTTCACCATGAGAACGACGTACCTTGCCGTGATCATAAACAACTGACAAATGTGCCATTTCATGGGGAATTGTTTCTTTTAAGTATGTTTCTCTATTGGCTCTCAATATGTCTACATTTATCCTAATAATCCAATGAGGTTCAAGGTAACTCGTTATGGCTTGACCGGCACATTTTCCTGTCAATGAATAGTCAATGGTCGGATATGGTACAAAAAAGCCTTTAGAAACCATTGTAAGAATACAATCTTCAACTTTATCTTTTACTTCTTTCATCAACTCTTTATCTGGGATAATTTCTATGATTTTTCTCACGATAAACCTCTTTGAAAAATGTTATTAAGAATCTTCATCTTCATCATCACCCCAATAGTAACCGTTATCGAGATGTTCTTGTTTTTCTTTTTTATCGTAATTGTCGTTCCATCTTTCTTCGAGACACCATAAAGGGAACATCAATGTCTGGTAGAGGAAGTCAACCAAGTTTGTCGGAGCCGGTGTCTTTACCGTATGGTGAATGGCAAAAACAAACAAAAAGTATCCAATTATTATGACTAATAATGCTTCCATGATCAACCTCCTCTTAATTGATTTATCTTATAATGTATTATACCATATTTTCAGGGGTGGTCAAGGGATTATTTTATTTTTGTTGCAGGCCATATCAACTGGTCTACAGCCTATATCTTTATGTGCTTTTTCTATATGACATTTCTTGCAAAGTGTAACACACATATCGGGGTCGGCACTTTCTATTGGGTTTATTTCAATACCATCGTAGTGGTGACATCTAAGGTTTTTTGTGCTACCACATATCTGACATTTGTAATCATCTCTTTCAAGAACTATAGCTCTTAATGCTGATTGATCTGGTCTTGATGTATATGGTTTTTCGCCCTTTCGGTATTTTATTTGGTTAAATACGGGACAATCTCTTTTGCATTGATCCGAACAATAAAATCTTCTCTCACCACTGATTTTATTATAACCTTTTATAACCTGTATTCTTGTATCAACATTAACTTTTGTTGGGATATACCATTTATCACAATATGTACATTTTACTTCCAAAATATTCTTGTCATCTGGTGATCTTCTACACTCAACACCGTATGGTGATAGTTGTAGTATATATGTATAATACATTGGAATATTGTTTTTAGCATATCCACCTTTCCATGCTGGGTTTTTTGAACCAACAGAATTCTTAGTGATTTTATGGTGTCTTGATAATTTTTTCTTTTTATCATCAGACCATTTTCCACCATAATTTGGGTTGTTTTTACCAGATACATCATAATGGTTCTTAGACATTTTTTTTCTTGTTTCTTCACTATGTTTTTTTCCATGATTAGGATTATTTTCACCAGATGATGCGCATGATTTTGAACAAAATATATTCATTCCTTTTTTAAATTTCTTTTTATTAGCAAGATATAATCTACCACACCCGTAGCAATAGTTTAAAATATATTTTTTTCTATTATTATCTGTATCACCAATAGTCCAATGATTATATTTTGGATCAAATCTTAAATTTTTACAATTCTCATAACTTATCTTCATATTGGCATTATACCATACTGAGATAAAATGTCAAGTAAAAAGTGAGTAAATATGTGATTTTATTTAAGGGTTGTGTATTTTTAGGAAGGAACTTGGTGGTTTTTACTCAATAAAAAACCCCCACCAGAATTAACCAGTGGGGGGATTGTGTACTTTTACTTATCAGTCTTTTACTTTAAAAACTTATACAAAATTTGAAAGTATCAGACGAATATAATAGTTAGATGAACCGAAGATATTGTCATGTATAGCATATCTGCTCATCAAACCAATTGTACTATTGAATGAATCTTCAAAAACCGCTTTACTTGCCATCAACTGAATATATGGCAAATATACGACCCCTGTATCATACTCGCTTGGACCTTTATAACCAATTACAAGGTCATCAGAAGTAGCGAATGTGTCACGATATACACTCATACGACCTTCAAGAGAACCAACTTTTGCAACACCAACAACTGCTGTATTTACGTCAGTATTTACAGGTGCAGTGGTGAAAGCGGCGGTTGCTTCAAGAGCAGCGCATGGTTGAGGAGCAGTAACAACGAAGTTACCAGCACCCCTACGAGTGTCGATAGCAATCTGATTTGCTTTTTTGATGATATGGTTGTAAAGGTTACGATACTTCTCTGATTCCCAACGACCATCGAAATCGGTAGAAGATGCCCAGTTCAGAGTTGTAGATGCGCTATTACCAGCGGCAACTGTTCTGATTTTGGCCATCAACTCACGGTCAATTTCCGCTGTGATTTCGTATGCCAAAACGTCAGCCATTTCTTCTTCTAAATTCAGGCCGTGCATAGCTTTTAAGTCCTGAGCAACTTCAACTGACCATCTGCTTCTCAACTTACGAGTTTTTGCTTCAACTTGCGCTTTCTCAACAGTCATGCTGAGTTCTTTGATCTGTACATCGGAACCGATACCAAGACCACGTTTGGTTGTTGTATCAGAACCAAGTTCCTCACCAGCTGTGGTATTCATAGAACCAGTGTATGTTGAATCAATGCTGTTATGTCCAACTTCCGTTCCAGCCACACTATTATAAGTCTGATCTGCTGTGAAACGAAGGGCAAACGCTAATCCAACAGGACCGGTCATTGGCTGTACACCAACGATTTCATGAGCGATCAACTCAGGGAATGTTCTACGAACCATAGGGATAGCGATTTTATGGAACTCGCCATTTCCTGCGTATCCAGCGGCATTAGGGTCAACTGAACCTGAACCATATGCTGTGGTTTCATTCATTTCACGTCCACCTGTAAGATAAACATGCTCATTGTGTAACATAACTGCTGTAGCGGTTCTTACTTTCTCTGATTTAAAAGTTCCACCTGCATCGAGAACTTCTTTCCAGTTTTCGGTAATTTGTTTAATATCCATTTTTACTCTCCTTGTTATTTCTTATGTGTTTATTGTACTAATAATTGTTTATGGATTATAACTTACTAATCCATTCCTTTTGCATCTTCTGCCAAGGGGTTAACTCATCTGTCTTATTTTCTGCCAAGATGTTTTTGGCATCCTCTTTTAAAGCTTCATCAAGTTCGCCTTTTCCCTTGCCATCTTTCTTCTTATCTTCTTCTTTTTCTTCCACTTTCTTCATGGCTGCACCACATTCAGCACATTTTGAATCATCGCCCTCTTTAATACTGGCTTTTGCACCACACTCAGGACACTCATATGCCATCGTGACAACGTCTTTTTTCTTTTCTGTTTTTTTCTCTTCCTCTGGCTCTTCCTCTGGCTCTTCCTCTTCTTTAAGATTAAGAGTTTCAACGATGATAGCATATTTCTTGTCAATTTCTTCTTTAACTAAAACACCATCAAGCAATTTAACTACCTGATTTCTCTGTGATTCTGTAAGACCATCACATTTCTTTCCAAGATAAAGTTTAGCGGCCATCTCTTGAGCATCTTTCTCAATTTCAAGTTTATCGCCCATGAGAGAGTTAACGCTACCTTTAAGAGATACGATTTCATCTTTCGCTTCTCTAAGGAGTTCTTGGGTTTCCCTGTTTACAAGTCCTTCATCAATACCGAGTCTGGTTTTGAACTGCTCAATAAGGTCTTCATACAACTCACCCTGTTTTGCAAACTTCAATACTTTCTCAGGAATGACCATTTCGGCTTCGAGAATTTTGTCAACGAAGTTTGAGAATTTTGATGTTACATCATCTTTATATTCTTCAAATTTTGCTTCCATCTGTTCTGCCAACGCCGCTTTTGCTTCTGTAATCTTCTCTTCTACAATCTTTGCTGATTTTTCGTCAGATTTTGCATCGATAAGCGTTTGAAGACCAACTTTCAATTCTTCTTGTTGTTCCTCATTCAGCGAATCAACACCTAACAGTGTTAAAACTTTTTTTAAATCCATACTATAATCCTCCTATTGTGATTTAATAAACCATTGATTTCTATATATATTTATACATAGAAAAAGGAAATCCACCATTTGTAGATTTCCCCTATACTATATGTGAAAATTGAAAGACGTTATTAAATGTTCTTTAGAAGTTTCTTAATGAGTTCCATTTGGTGTTTTGCAAATATTTCCTGTGCTTCTTCAACAGACAACTCAGGCTGTGCTACAATAGAGTCCCATTCCTTACCCTCATAAATACCCCTCACCCAGCTTGGTGAATTTGAAGGCTCGGTTACTAAGTCCCATGTCAGCAAATTGAAATCATCATTAACACGACCATCACTTCCAACTGTTCCGAGGCCACGACTACTGATACCAATACCACCCTCTTTTACGAGAGTCTTGGCGATGTTTCCCATTGGTGTGTCAAGTACCTTGGCTTTACCTATGATGTCGTTACCCTTCCAATCAAGTGATTCGATCTTGATAGCGATCTTATCAGGGTTGATTTCAGGACAATTACCTGTCCAGAACGAAACACTATCTTTATTTCTAACATAGAAATTTTGATTTTTTACCCTAACGCAATAAACATTACCATTGTAAGATTCTTTACTAACATTGGTATGATCATCAAACATCCATATACCTTTTGAAGTATATAACTTTAGAAAATATAGAGGTTGTTTATTACACGCTTTGATAACTCTACCTCCAAAAACATAATCGGTATCACATATTTCCACTGTCTTCATTGCAGAAATATCACACTTCAATGCAATTTCATGAAAATCATCAATCATTCTTTTAGATGTTGAAAATATGCCCCTTCTTTCGTATCCATTATCATCAACACTATGCCTATCATCACCGACACCAAACCAATAAAGTAACTGTTCTAAGTATTGAGGTGATAACTGTTTGAATTCATCTGGTATATATTTACTATAACAATTACCCAATCCCTCAAGAAATTTTGATAATCTTCTATCCGTCAATATAAATTCTCTATCTTTTCTTTCCCATTTCATACCCTCAGGGAACATATCTAATAATTTTTCAATCATTAAAGAACTTTCTTCCTTAATATGAGAAATATGAACACATGTATATGTACCATCCCCACCTTTTGATAAATTACCTTCTGCAAGATAGATACCGAGAAATGATATAAATACATTCATATCTATTTCAACATTTTCAGTATAGTCTTTTTTAAATTTTCTATTTTTACATTCGTCAACTGAAAATCCTTTCAAGGTAAAGACATCTATATCATTACCTATCCATGTGCCTGTCTTGGGGATATAACATTTTTTAAATCTTCTTGTAGTTGATTGATCAACCTCTTCTGAGGTCGCAAACAAATGTTTGTTATATCTATCTATCAGAAAATGTCTATGGGTGGGTGTGAAAGACATATCAACTTGTCTATTTTTATATCTAAACATATCACCTACAAAAGGTGCTTCTATACGTTCGTCTATTTGATGATATTCAATTTCTCTGGAGTCTGGATTAAGTGTTGCAACAACCTCATCATTTGCGATATTCTGAATCTCTTTCCATCCATCTTTTGTTAATATTTCATTATCACCAAAAATACAAGGTGGATGACCTAACTCACCCCACAGGCTTCTATCAATCTTTTCATTTATTTTCTTGATTTCTCTTTCAAGTAAATTACGACCATAAACTCTACCATTGCCGTTCTTGAGTTCTGCTGATGAGAAAATACCATAGATGTAAAGGTCTTGACCTTTCTCTTCTACAAGAATATCAGCGAACATTTCTTCTGTTATTAGTTTTCTACCCATTGGGTTTCTCCTTAGTCTCTATAGACGATTACTTTTCGTCTTTTTCTTTTGGGGCAGTTTAACTTCACCATCTTCGGGTTCCGGTTCCTTATCTGGTTCTGGTTTGGGATCGATTCCCTTTTCTAAACCAGCCTTTGTTTCAATATAAGTATTTACAGCTGTGTGAACCTCTGCTTTAATCTTTTCCCCTGCCGCAATAAAATCATCATTCTCGAAATCTGTAAACGCATCTTTAATCTTCTCAGTGTCCATTTTTATCTCCTTACAGTTTAGTTAAACACTACATCTATTAAGTATTTATATTATTTATTTAAAATATTAATTAAAATCCACCATCTTCTTCATCAAAACCCAATTCCTTGTCCTTTTTAAACCCATCTGAATTAGCTTTGATCATAGCATCATCCCAATGAAGGTACTCTTTCATGAGGAAATACTTTGAGAATTCAGCGTTATTGGACAGTGTTGAGTAATTACTGGTCTGTGTTTCCAGTAATTGCTGTTGCATCTGTTGCTTGTATTGGTTAGGTGGAGTCATCTTGATACGTATTTTACTTCTATCAATACCATACTCTTTCTTCAAACCAGTGAAGTTCAGATGAATCAAGAACAATTCCATGAAAACATTAGTAAATTTACCTTGTTGTCTTTCTAGGAACTTGGCCCATTTAATCTCATCTCTTGTTATCTCACCAGTGCTTGTTCCACCAAATACGTTATCACTCTCACGCTTTTCTTGCTGTGCTGTGACTCTTGACATGGGGTATTTCATTGCTCTGTAAAGTTTACGAGCGAAATAGTAAATATCGTCCAACTCTGCGAACCCTGATGGGTTTCCGCCGATTGATGTAATATCAGAACCATTACCATCAGATGACTGAGGAAGGAAGAAATTTTCAAGCATGGAGAATATTTCAGGGCTGTTGGTTAACTGTCCTGTCTGTCCATCATAACCAATTTTCTTCGTGAATTTATTTTTAATCTTCTCTACAAAGGCCATTGACTTATCTTTAGGCATAGAACCTGTGTCGATCTTGAAAACAAGTCTTTCCGGTGCTCTAACTATACGATAAATTATTACTGATGTTTCCAGTAGCTTCAACGAGTTAAATGGTTGTTTTGTTTTTTCTAAGTAACCTAAAACTTCTGATTTTGTCTTACCATAAATACCATAATCAAGGTATCCGATCTGATTTGGATCAAATACAATAATCTTTGTGTCTTGTCGGGCCTCTTCGATAGTGGCTGGGCGTTTTGGATTTTGGGTAAGGTATTGATAATATGCTAACGTTTTACCGGTCTTCGGGTCATATAACCTGTCCATCGTTTCGGTGGGTAATTTCTTTATGGAAACAACACCGTTTCCCGCTCTACCTTCGTGAATTATCTGCTCAAAGAAAACTTTTCCATCGATAAAAAATGTTCTCATCAAATCCCATATAATATCATTGATATTCAGGTTTCTGAAAAACAGGTCATTGAAAGCATCTGTAATATTCATGACAATGTTTTCGTTCTTTTCCATTTCAGGGTCAGTAATTTCAAGAGAGAGGACGTTACCTTTCTCATCGCTCTGGGTTGATTCTATAATGGCATCTTCAACAACGTCAGCAATTTCAGGCATCTCTGACATGCTTCTATAATACAACACGCGCTGAACTTCGCTTTCAAATGAGATATTGATCGAGTTCTTGTAGAATGTGTTGAAAGATGACATGGACTCCCTGCCATAACCAGTTATAACACTGATATCATCAACACCTTCACCTGCTCTTTTATCAAGGGCTTTATCAGTAAAACTGTTATCACCCTTGTTACGGAAAGCTTTAATCTCTTCCGTTATTGATTTTGTACCCCATATATCTGGATTCCACCATTTCATATTTTCATCCCTTGTTTTATATCACAATTTCTTGTATTTGAAGGTTTCCCTTATAAACATACAATCTATAAAGTTTATTATCATCGGTATCTGTCAATACAAGGCTGGACTCCCATTGGGAATCACTACCATAATAAAGACCCTTAGATGTGAGGTCATATAATACTCTACCCTCATCCGCTGATGTCCATGTTGGTAATGTTGATACCCGTTGAACGAGTATCTTACCTATTGCATCAATTCCGTGAAATTTCAATTTAATTCTCCTTTATAAACTTAGTATATCTCTGAATCTGCGATGTAATGAAAACGAACCCAATCATCGTTACCAGCGGCAATGACACCGTTCCACATGATATGGAAGAGATTTTCATTTGCATTGGCTGTCAATGTTGGTAATACCGCTGTTCCGTTATAAACTGTATCAACTGTACCATCTTCTGTGTTATGAACATATACGGTGGGTGTTTTTACTTTCTTTTGTCTGAAACTCACGGTTTGATACCATTCGCCATTGCTGTTGGCCTGTAACAACATACTTCCTGTATTGATCGGGAAGGTGTCTGTTAACAATGAAGTGAGAGAAAGTGATTTCTCGTAATATTTTTCACATTCTTCCAACTCAACATCAGCCGAAACCTTTTCATAATCTGTAGCAACAGCACCATCTTCAAGCTGAACCTGTGCTATGTCTATTGTTTGTGTAGCGTTATTTTTATATCCAAGAAGTAATTGGATATGATCGTCACCATTTGTTCCGAGAGTTTTTCCCAAAACAGATGGAACTGTTACTGTTTTTTCAACTTTTGTCCATACTGTTGAAACAGGGATAGCAACATCAAATGCCGTGAAAACATCTACCGATGGGCTTCCACCTGTACCAAAATGCTGACCGAACTGTAAAAACTCTAATGTTGTATTCACAGCGGCCTTTACCCAAAATGATAATGTTAATGTCCTTCCAGCGTATCGACTAACATTTTTAATTCGCTGTCTGATATCTGTATGTGTAGCAACTGAACCAGCTACACTCTGAACAAATCTTAAATAATACTTTGGATTGTTAGGAACATCACTCTGTCCGAGCAAGAAGTCCTGTCTTGTGATGTCAAATACACCACCAACACCATCATAATTAAACTGCCATCTATCAGCCGTGTAATCTGCATCACTAACCCCTACGAAAGATGGACCTCTTTGCCAAATGTCAAAGTTACTGTCAGTAAGAATATTTTTTCTATGTACACCGTCAAGGTTAGAGCCATCACCAACAAAATTACCAGCACTAATTGTGCCTGTAGTTGTTATATCACCTGTGGTGAAAAAACTTGTTGTAACGTGCAAGATTTTTGTGTAAATCTCTGCCCATGCTTTTGCCGCTGTTCCTAATGATCCTTCACCGTCTGCTCTTGGGACTATGTTCCTTGTTGCCATTTAATTCTCCTTTGTGTGCTCCTATCATGTATTTATCATTTCATTCAGAGCTAAATGAAACATTATTAAATTTTTATAGTTATTTCCCCTGCATCGCTTTCAAATAAATTATTATCGACAACCACACCCGTTTCTTGGAGATCACCGTTTATATCTTCTTCAAATAAAGCATCCGCACCAGCTATTGTTGGTTGAATGTTATCGTTTTGTGTTAGTGAAAATGCATTGTCAGTGTTATGAGTCTGCCATAATTCCCATGTATTTGTTGATCTAAATACTTTTAAAACACCGGTTGATGGTTTTACCCATATATCACCGTAATCAACAGCATCAGAAGTTGGGTCTGGCTCTACCTCTTGCATAAACGTTATTATTGATCTGGAAACCTTTCTCTTGTATTCAGAACCATATGCAACAATAACGACATCGTTTTCGAAGTCAACGAAGGTGTCATATGGGTTAATGATACTTGCAGAGGTTGTTTCTGTATTTGTATACGGTACGCCCTTTGCTTTATCAGGGAAATTTATAGACATTAATTCTCTCCTATTATCTTACATTTGTGCATCAAGGCCAGCACTGTATGTAACTAGCGTTAATTCGTCTTCTGTTATCCATATATCCTCTGCTTCATCCCAAAATTTCAGGATATCATCTGATAAGTCAAACCATGCCTTGCCGTGATATAATATTGAAGGTTTGAAATATGATGATATATCAACCTGTCTTTTTCTTGTACCTACTGTTATTCCCATTGCTCAATCCTTTAATTTATAATTGTCTTCCGATTATTCGTAACAATTTAAAATGACCGTTGTATGTATCGGTGGTTATATTCCTTGTCAACTTCACAGCGATCAAAGAGTCTGTTGATGGTATGGTATTTTTAGGTATTGTCATACCAAGAGCATTATGTTTCGCTAATTTATTTACATTGGTCGGGCCACTGAATACAAGATCGTTTCCTGTTATGGTTGGTCTGTGTTCATCAGAACAAACACCCAAATTCATAATCCATAAACTGGAATTTAGTATCACCTGTTTACCGTAGTCATAGCCATCGAGCACATAATAGAGATCAAATATAATATCTCGATCCATCAACCATTTGTAAGGATATTTGAAGTTGAACCATATTGAACCAGTTTCTTCAAACTCGAAATCAAAACAATCGAATACATTATTGACATTACCACCAGCAACACCCAACTCGTTATCATCAACTGACATATCAGATGGAAGAATCTCGATATAGTTTATGTCACCAGACCAATCAACTTTTGATGCTATCTTCTCTAATAAATTTATTTGTGTTCTTTGTATAATCATTTTATTACCCTATTTGTATTTATATAAATTATTCGGCTTCTGGTATAGTAATACCAAATGGAACGTAATCGTCTGTAAATTCTTTAACCGGACATGGTCCTGTTCTTAAAGGATATATAGGTGCATTGTATTCTGAAACTGTATCCCATTCCACGCCTATATCCAAACTTATCATATCATCGGTATCTTCTATAAATTCATCCCACTCAGATTTCGCTAAGTCATATTTGTTCATGGGGGTTGTGGTAACTATTAAGTTATCAATAATACCGTTCTTTATCATATAATATCTATACTCTTTGCTCATATATCCACTCCTTTAAATAAGTCCATCTAATTTTGCTTTATCGGTGGCACTCATGAAACCAGCTATAGATTGTGTTGCCACTGCATGTAATGACCCACCACCACGACTACCATGGGAAGTATCATCAACTATACCATCTGGTAAAGTACCGGCGTTTAAATTTGAAGCGTTTCTATAATATGAATCTTCATGGCCATCTAATAAATCTAAATCCAATCCAGAACCAACCCCATCAACAGTAATCAACAGGTCATGTATTTCACTGGCTGTCTGATCTGCTGTTGCACTTGGTTCTACTGTGTCAAGTTTTGTTTTATCACCTGATGTTAAAAACCCATGTGCCCCTGCTGTTGCGTCTGCATGTAAAGCACCACCGGCACGGTCACCATGAGAAGAATTTATAAATATCGATGATAAAACAGTACCAGCATTTAGATTACCCACATCTGTGTAAAATGAACCATCCTGTCCATCAAGCAAGTCAAGATCAACACCGGTTCCAACCCCATCAACAGTAATCAACAGGTCATGTATTTCACTGGCTGTCTGATCTGCTGTTGCACCCGCTTCAATAGCATCTAGTTTGGTCTTATCGGCAACGGACATGA